TGATCCGGCGTTGGGCACCCCCGAGCGAGAACAACACCGCTGCCTACATCAAGAATGCCAGCCAGTGGACGGGCATCAACCCAGACGCAAAGATTGACCTCAGTGACCCGGCTGTGCGCCGTCAGATCGAGTATGGGATCTTCCGCCAAGAGGGCCGCATGCCCAAGGATCAGTTGGAGCGATTCCGCCAGGGCAATGAAGTAGGCGCGGGTCGTGGGCGTGTCAGTCCTGATGTGGTCATCAACATCAACAACAACACGGGCGGCTCTGCTATCGTCACGACCAATCAACTGGCGAACGCGCAATGAGCATCGGATATACGGCTTTCAAGCTCGGCTACCAACTCAGTCCGATCATTTTTACGGGCGGGCGGTTGCCGACCATGCTGCCCATCATTGCAATCACCGAGGCGGCGAACTTCGTCGGGGGATTGCTTCAAGGCAATATCGACACCAATCTGGATCGGTATTTCGCGAACTTCCGACCTCTGCCCGGCTCGACCCTGGCAAACAATGCCATCGGCAAATACCCCTTTGCCAATCAGAGCGTTGCAGCAAACGCCATCATTGCCCAGCCTCTGACGATCAGCATGTTGATGATCTGCCCGGCTCAGGGATCAGGAGGGGTGGCAAAAAAGCTGGTGACGATGACGGCCCTCAAAAAAGCGTTTGACGGTCACAACACCACAGGCGGCACGTACACCATCGCCACCCCTGCCTACATCTACACCAATTGCGTGATGACCGGGTTCCGGGATGTGAGCAGCGGCGAAGACAAACAACTCCAGCACACATTTCAGCTCGATTTTGAACAGCCATTGATCAGCCTGGCCGATGCCCAAACCGCCTACAACACGCTTGCGAATGTGCTGCAAAACGGCCTTGAATCGGTGGGGCAACCCACTTGGACCAGTCTTGCATCTCAGGCCACGCAATCACTGGTGGGCGGGGCTCAGAATCTTGTCGGTACTGCGGTGAACGGCATCAAAACCTTGTATGGTGGCTGACCATGGCAACAGTCATCCCATTTGAGCCAACCGCAACGGCCAATTTTCAATTCCAGGTGACCCTAGACGGTGGCGCGTATACCTGCATTTGCACGTGGAACCTGTACGGGCAACGGTATTACGTGAGTGTCTACAGTCCAGATACCACGCTGATTTTGTGCGTCCCGCTGATCGGCTCGACCGACACAAACAACATCTCTTTGGTTGCCGGGTATTTCACTTCAAAGCTGATTTTCCGAATCAGCTCTCAGTCATTTGAGGTGATTGGGTGAGGTATTACCGAATCGTCGTGCGATCCGCCACAGGTGGGGCCGTGCTGCGCGAGTGGTCCAGTCTGGATGCCAAGGGAAATGTCATTCCTGGCGCGCTGAATATCGAGCTTGATGCGCCCGTGTTTGTCATGGCGATCCCGATGGGCGCTGCCTATGTCCGTCTGTGGGGCATCAGCCTCAAGGACATCGGCCAGGCAATGGACCTAAACGGCCAGACCATCGAGGTTTACGCCGGCATGTCCAAGGGTCTGCCGCTCGCCAATCCAAAACAGGCAGGGCTCATCCTGCAAGGAACGATCCAACAGGCGTTCGGCAACTGGCAAGACACCAATATGACGCTGGATTTCGTGGTCAATCCGGCCGGCGGAACGCTCGACGCGCCTGCGAACTTGGTTCTGACGTGGCGCAAGGGTCAGAAATTGAGCGACGCCATTAAAGCCACGCTTGCGCTTGCGTATCCCACTTACACCGCCAGCATCAATATCAGCGACAAGCTGGTTTTGGCCCAGGATGAGCCCGGCTACTACCAGACGCTGGTCCAATTCGCGGCCTACGTGAAACAGGTGAGCCAGAGCATTGCCGGGGCTGGCGTTGACATCATGGTCAAAGATGGTGCTTTCACGGTCAGTGATGGGAGCGTGGCCGCGACGCCGAAAGATATTGCATTCACCGATCTGATCGGACAACCGTCATGGACGGGCCTGCAAACCATCCAGTTCAAAACTGTGATGCGAGCCGATATCAACCCTTTGGACTACATCAAAATGCCCAAGGCCCAGACCACGCAGTCTCAGCAGAGCTATTCGCAGTATCGGCAATCGAGCACGTTTCAAGGCACCTATCTGGTCAAGAGCGTGCGGCATGTGGGAAACTTCCGGCAACCAGACGCCAACGCCTGGGCGACCAATATTGAGGCCATCGTGCCCCCGCCGACATGAGCGACAACAGCCAAAAAACCCCCCTTGCCAAGAGCCTGAACGTCTTTGCAACCGCCAAGGCGCTGGATGCTATCCAGCTTCTCGGGAAGGCTCTGCCGGCCAGCGTGGTGAGCGTCTCGGGCAGCATCGTCACGGTGACGTTTGAGCTGCAAAGCGAATTCACTCTGCCTCAAGTGACGATCCCCTTGGCTACATCGCAATATATCCGCGTCCCTCTCCAGCCTGGGGATAAGGGTATGGTGATCCCTGCTGATGCGCGTCTGGGCGGTGTTTCGGGCCTGGGCGATGGAACGGCCACGCTCGATCAACCGGGGAACCTTTCTGCGTTAGCCTTCGTTCCGTTGGCCAATGCTTCGTGGTTTGCGGTTGATGACAACGTTCTGACCATGTACGGCCCCAAAGGGGTGCAATTGCGCAACGTGACGGGCGATACTAGCGCGACACTGAAAGACGGATCTGTGGCGCTCACAACCCCGACAGCAAGTATTTCCGCAGGCGGAGGGCAAGTCGTAATCACGGGCGAACTCATCATCAATGGAATGCCCTATCTCAAGCACCGCCACATGGCCCCAGGCATCGGTCAGACTTTCGGCGTTGCTGCTGTGAATGGCTCGCCAGGCGGCGGCATCAATGGCCCGGTCATGTCGGGCGCACCGGGGCTATCGGTATGAACTATTGGGACAACAACCTCACAATTTACAACGGCGGCCCGGGGTTTCACGAGCGGTTCTATGTCGTCTTCGACGTTCTGAGTAACGGGTATTTCTCCCAGAATCCCTATGGGCATTTCATCCTTGTGCTGAGGAAATCAGGCGATGCCGTCTGGGGGCCGGATGGGCAGATCGTAAGCAGCAACATCCGAGGGCAGGGCGTCCTGTTTGGGAATGTTTCGCTCGCTGAAAACGGATGCCAAGTTGTGCCAGGCTCGCAGATCGAAACCCTATTCAAGGGCTTGGGTCCGGCGCCTGGGGATTACCTGTTGACCCCATCGACAACCGCCCCACCTCAAATGCAGGATGGAGTGAAATACAGTGTCATGTTGCTGTCTGACATTTCTGCTGATCGCAGCACTCAGACCATCCGATACATGCTCTGGTCAAACAACGTCCAGATCTATGATTCGGGGTATGTCAACGACCCCAAGAAGCTGTTTGACGCATCCGCAAATGATGTGTGGGTGGGTCATGTTTTCGACAATCCAGGAACTTGGACAGTCGATATCACGAATGTGAGGGTGGCACCGATATGAGAACCTGGGGCCGTGATAGCAATGGGGCGTGGATTGAGGTGACGGAAACCGATTACGTCTGGATCACCACGCTCATCCAAAACCTCAAACTCAACCTGGGTGAATCGCCCTTCTATGCAGAAAACGGCATCCCTGCACAGCGGGCCGTCATCCAGCAGATCTTCCCTGATTTCTACGTCCAACAGATCCAGCAGCAGTTCTCGCAGTATTTCGCCAGTCTGCAAATCACAAAAGTGGCGGGCACAACGACCCCAACTTACAATGTGAACATCATCACGAACCAGGGCACTACGGTGCAGACGGTTATCGCAACATGAGCACCATTACCACCGTTCCGGCCACCGGCCCAGTGCCCACCAGTGCAGCGGATTTGCTCGCTCAACTGCTTGCAATTGCTACCGGTCTGTCCCCCGGATTGACTGCCGAACTTCCTGGCTCGCTGATCGAGGATATTTCAAGCACCGATGTGGGCGCCCTGTCGCTGATTGATCAAGCCAAAGTTGATGCAATCAACAGCCTCAGCCCGTTTGCAGCCAATGAGTACATCCTGAATCAACTGGGGCAGGTGTACGGTGTTCAGCAAGGGGTAGCCAGCAATACCAGCGTTTACGTCACGTTTTCTGGCTCGCCTGGGTATGTGGTGGCTCAGGGATTCATCGTCTCGGATGGTACTCATCAATACACTGTGCAGGATGGCGGGACGATTGCCAGCAATGGTCAAAGCTCGCCGTTGTACTGCCTGGCTACAACCTCGGGCAGCTGGGCGGTCCCCATCAACAGCGTCAACACTCTGATCACAAGTGTTCCCGCAGCAGTC